TTATTTGTTATATAATTTGACATATAATTTGTCATATTTTTTATCATATAATTTGCCATATAATTTGCCATATAATTTGCCATATAATTTGCCATATAATTTGCCATATAATTTGCCATATAATTTGCCATATAATTTGTAATTTTTAAAAAGTTAAAAAGTGAGAACCACTTGGTTCAATATCTTTTTTTATGAAAAAAATTGAATAATATTTTAGTGTGTATTTATTATTACATATAAAAAATTTGTCTTGAAAGAATGTTCAGAACCACTACAACTCACGGGCAGACAATTGTCCACACAGAAATTGCTGATAGAGGAATCTACGCAGGAGCAACCTTCAATGTCAAGCGGATTATCAGAAAAGAGTTTGTTCACTTTCCCACAGAAAGTACGGAGCAGTATCAACTCAGGGAATTACGTCATATATATAATCAAGAATATGGTCCGCTATCAAGAGAAACGTTCGACAAAATATTGATGAAGCATACCGAAACATTTAGTTCCATCAACTCCAACACCCAGAGCAAGATGTTTACAAAGTTATACTTGTCAAAGAAAATTTACGACATCATACGCAAATCATTCAATCTCGTAATAAAGGCGTCGCCGATACTTTTAATCACCTGCTACGAATCCGCGGAAAGACTGCGCGACGACATCAAATACTATTCGTATACTGACCCGATCAAATACCCAAATCAAGTAAAAATGCGTCGCTCGAAAAAGTTTGCTATCGATGCAGCAAAAAAATTCATTGATCTCGTAGTTGATTACTTTAAAGAGAATCCAAAGGAGCTCTACAAGCTACCGATTTCCTCTATTCGGGCATTTTTGCAGAAATATCCTGCGAGATCAACAACGATCTATGGAGCTTGGTTAAGTACCAATGGTTGGCTAGATGTATCCATCGCGAATCTTATACGCAGAGACTACGAATCTTACAAGACATCCTGGTGGACATTTATTTCCAAGTGCCTGCGTCTACCAACAGAAGTATGCAAAATAATCGCAGATATGATTACACAAACACTCGTACACGAAACTTTTATAGAGTTTTTCACAAAGCTGGTCCCAAATAGTCTCGTTAGATACGAGAATTACGCGAGATGTTTCGACTACTACAGGACAGTATCAGGAGTTGACGCGAAAGTCACGTATGATGTTATATTGTATGTATAAAATTGAATATAAACAATTAGATATAGGTTAATTTATAAGTATGTTTTTAGTTCACGTAGAAGAAGCAGATGGATTTGTAGACACTCATTACAATGGTGCAAAATCGTTTATACGCGTAAAACGTATTATTGTGTGGCCAGCTGACGCAGATGAATTGTTTGAATACAAAAAATATGCCCACGATATAGTCAAAGAAATAAACTCTATAGACACATCGAATCAGGAACAAGTCATAATGCGTCTTAATTTAATATACAAACTCCATAAAAAAGCAACCCAATATTTCCCTTTATTATGTAAACATTCTCAATTGCTTCACCTTAATTACAAACACGCTTCAGAATATCATATAGATACAATGGACCCGACTCTCAAAGACCCAACTATTTACCCAGATCAAGATCGGATGCGACGCGTGCGAAAAGCTAGTAGAAATGCAATAATTGAGTTCAAACTACTAGTAGTTTGTTACCTTAAAGAGAATCCCAGAATGCTATTTACTCTTCCAGTGGAGACAATATGCGAATTTTTAGAAAAACATAACACATATTCGCTCACAGTTTATGCCGGAAAACTAAGCCGTAAATATTGGCTCGATATATCTATTTCAAATGTAGTAATGAATAAGTACAATGATTATAAAGTAGGATTAGTTAACCTTCTCGTAAAATGTTTGTCTTTACCAAATGATATTTGTTGTTTGATTGCAATGTTTTTATCTGAAACCTTTACAAAGCCATTGAATGGAAGAAAATTTGTTGATTTTATGCGAGATAAAAATTTTAAACGAGGTGGAAATTATCATATGAATTTGACCAGACATTTTGGTAGATTACAAGCGAATTATGATGTTGTTTTGTATGATTGTTTTGTTTAATTTAAATTAAATATTTTTATTTTGTATTAATATGCCAAAGGAATTAAAAGACTGTGGAGAGGGTAGAGAAAGAAATCCAAAAACAAATCGTTGTAAAAAAATACCAGTAATAAAAACTAAAAGAGATAAAAAAGCCAAATCTGTTTCAAAGTCTGCGTCTAAATCCGCGCAAAAATCCGTGTCAAGATCGACTTCAATGTCTATGCACAGTTCATTTATAGATGATGATGATGAAGGATTAAACGAAGATCAACAAAGGGAGTTGGATGAACTCAATTCTGTGTTTAGACAAGGTGTGCAAAGATATAAAGGTATACAATATAAAAGTCCCCCAAAAGTCAATTTTGCAAATTGTCTAAATATGTTTGACGATATTGCACTTATCAATGAATTGGAAAAACGAAGATTGGCTAGAAATGAAGTGAAACCTCCACAAATAGTAAACGGTAAAAAACGGATTGCACCCACTCTTATTAAAGCTTTAACTCCACCTCCACCCCCACAGCCATTCACTCTTGCAAAAAACGGTAAAAAACGGATCGCCCCAATTCCGATTCTTTAAAAAATATTTTTTTTCAAAAGTCCAACGGACTTTTTGATTTTGGACATTTTTAAAATGTCCATTTTGGGATTCTCCGCCAGAAATCCGGGATTTTTTATTTTTTTCTCTTCTTACCATAAAAGTCTAAATTTAAAAAATGGACAAAATATTTTCTTACGATAAAAAATATTTTGACAAAAAGAAAAACTTAAAGAAAATTCCAGAATTTATAAAAATGCTAAAAAATGCTAACAAAAAAGAACCGATATTTTGTTGCAAAACTTGTGACTTTTCAACGTCACATAAACCCAATTACGATCGTCATATTCTTACCATAAAACACCTCTCAGTCACAAATGCTAACAAAATGCTAACAAAAAAGAACGTAAATGAACCACACTATTTATGCTCTTGTGGCAAGTCATATAAACACAAACCCAGCCTTTTACGTCACAAAAAAGTGTGTAATTACGAACCTGAGACGGGCGACATCTTTCTTACCGAGTATCATAAAATGGATGTTATTATCAAGCAGAACCAAGAGTTTAAGGAAATGCTTATGGAACAAAACAAGGAAAATCGGATTTTACAAGAAAAAATTCTAAAAATGAATTCTCATACGACAGTGGTAAATCAAGTGAATCAATTCAATCTAAACTTTTTTTTGAATGAAACGTGCAAGGAAGCGATATCTATTACGGAATTTATAAAATCTCTCCCTATTGGAATTACGGATTTAGAATATCTCGGAAGAAATGGTTATGTTCAGGGGATATCAAACATCTTTTTAAATGGTTTGCGAAAACTAGATATTACAAAAAGGCCTATACATTGTAGTGATTCGAAGCGCGAAACACTTTACATAAAAGACAATAATGCGTGGGAAAAAGATAAAGAAAAGGTAAAAATAACACAGGCAATCAAAATTATCGCTCAGACGAACATACGGCAAATACCTGTATGGACAAACAAAAATCCAACACACAATGATCTGAAAAGTGATAAAAATACAGATTATTTAAATATTATTAAAGAATCTGTTGCAGGAGAAGAAGAAAATCAAAAAATAATAAAACTTATTTCAAGAGAAATAGTCATTGAAAAATAATTTTCTCGTTTTTCGCGATTTAAAAGGTGGGAGATTATGTTCTCCTTTTATTTTTTGCTTGAGTTTTATCTGCCGTTTAAGATTGCGAGGATCTATTTCATAAACAGTTAATGGTGTTTTATAATTTGCTCGAACTGTGGGGCGATACACGGGATATTTTTTATGCCCCACGTCAGTCCATTTTTCCTTGAACCATCGACCGAGAGTTCTTTCTTTATGATCATTTGCATATCTACCTCCAAGTTCTTTGTACTTTTTCACGATAAACCCACTCTTGTACGCACTTGGTTTATCATATACTTTATCGGCCAACTTTTTTGCATATTTATACAATTTTTCGTCAAGAACTTTCGGCATACATTGTGGTAATACTAAAAATTGAAATCTTTAATAAATAGAATACTTTTATAAACGATGTCAATTATGTACGGTAGAGGCTATGACTCGGACGACTATGCGGAATACGATAGGAGAAACAAGATGAACGAGAGAGAAATTATGAAATCGATACAACGGAGCCGGGAAAAGAAAGCAATGCGGAGAAGAGTCCGTGAAATAGAAAGAGAGCGATATCTAAATAATTATTCACGTGTTCTAGAGAAGAGAAAATTCAGAAAAGAACACAATATAAAGTCGGCTACACCTACTTGGATAAGATTTAAAAAAGGAATGGTAAATATTGGCATTGGATCAAAAAAGTTTTGGAATGTGTAACCATTATCGTAATATCTATAGATATCAGTCATTCATCGAAGTTACTATTTATACCAGTTTTTCTCCTCAGCCACCTCGTTGACGCCTGGTGCGCCTAAATCGTCTTTTGGGCTTTTTCTTGCAAGTCATTGCTTTAAAAAGGTTTTTGAAAAAATTCATATATTATAAAAATATAAAATCTTCATAACGGACTCTTGTAACTTCTGGAAAAGAAAATCCGGATTCAAAATCTTCCATTTTCTTTTTATGTATAGGTTTATAAACAAGTCTTTTCATAGAACGACGAACTGTTTTTGGGCGAATACGAAACATAAAATTCATATTTTATTAGGCTAAAATAAATTTCACCTTCTTAAACGATTCTTTATTTGACACAATTACCATTTTAACGCGAATATCTCCTTCTTCAACCTCCATTTTTGTTATCATTTTCAATGTAGGAATATAAACACATCCATTCAATGCCACTGCATTATATTCTCGAACAGTCGTCTCTAAACATTTTTTCATCAATTCACAGTTATTTTGCACTTTTTTGATTGATTTCATTTGATCATTAATAAAATCAATATTCTTCATCCATTTGTTGCAAAAATCGCGCCCCACCCCCTGCAAAATAGATAGGTTGACGATATCTACTAGTCGCCGTATTGGCGAAGTAACGTGAGAATATTCAACCCCAATCATTTCGTGAATATTATTCTCTCCTGCGAGTGCATATTCTCCAAACCAATTCATCCACACTCCAAAAATATCAGGCAATTCTCTGGGGGGATTGCTCGTTACCTTACGCAGAATACCTTGTCCATTTAATTTCACAGCACATTGATGATTCATAAAAATCATCAAATAGACAATTAAACTATAACTATCTGTTGGGATTTCCAAATAAAACGAGTTCTCTTCATACAATGATTGCACTTCTTTTAGAATATGTTTATAATGTTTGTTTTTCAATAATGCAGGCTCCTCGTAGACGAAATTTCTGGAAATAGTGACGCATTTCTGAAAAAATCTTATATTGCTTCCGTCAATTTCCATTACATAAACAAGACGTGAGCACCCTTCTCTCAGACTACATATATTCTCAAGAGGTTGAGGCAACATATTACGTTTTTTATCAGGGAGATAAATGGTTGCTGTCTTATCTGTCATAGAATCCCACAAATTATATTTTTCTAATATAAGGGGTACATTAGATATGTAGACGGATATGATGGGTCTCTCATTGATATAATGAATGCTTATCGCGTCGTCGAAATCAGTTGTAGTGGACGAGTCAATGGTAAAAACAAAGCGAGATTTGTCACCAACTTCGTCGAATTCGATACCTTTTACAGCCCCGTGAAACGGTTTTAGAGACCGAACCAAATTTTTGCGAAAAAGTTCATATTCGTAATAGGCAGGTAAACTGTTGATTGACCCAATACAACTTTCGAGAACAGCGTGATCATAAGGGGTTCCTTTTACCCGGTCTTTGCAAATAACATATAAATCTTCATTTAATTTGGAAAAAGAAGATTTAATAGAATAAGGGACGAGACAACAATCTTCGCCAAGTGGCGTAAATTTATACAATAGTTTGTCTTTATGCCTTCCATAAGTTTTTTTGAGACTCAAAACACCAATCATTTTATTTAATTTATAATTTGGGTTTATATAGATTTTTTATTTTTATAGTCTATGAAGACCGAATCAGACGATTCTTCCTTGGACATAAATTCAATCGAATATAAATTATACGAAGAAGCAAACGACTGGACGGAAGAACACGAACACATTTTTGTAGAATGGTCTGATAAATCAATGATCTATAGGTGGTTGCATTCGCGTGCCAACGTGATGTATTCGAATTTAAACGCGTGGTATACCATTCCAGTAATTATTATTTCTACACTCACTGGAACAGCGAACTTTGCACAAGAGAAAGTTCCATATGAATATCAGAGTTATTTTGGTATGATTATCGGAACATTTAATATTGTGGCAGGGATTGTCACGACAATTCAACAGTTTTTAAAAATCACACAATTGAATGAAGCTCATCGTGTGAGTGGGATCGCTTGGGACAAATTTTACCGAAATATTAAAATAGAATTGGCGAAACACCCGTCGGAACGGATGCAAGTTCTTCAAATGTTAAAAATATGCAAGGAAGAATTTGATCGATTAATGGAGACAAGTCCCGTGATTCCTGATTCTATTATTGCTCAGTTTAAAGAGTCTTTTGAGAATTTGGAAATATACAAACAACTGGCTAAACCCGAGATATGCGATGTTTTGGTTTCGACAAATGATACGAGAAATTCGTGGTTTAGCGATGAATACAAAGAAAAAAAATTACAAGAATTAATCAAATTTCACAGAATTAAAAACAACAAACAAAAGAAAAATGACAAAGATAACAAAAGAATTATTAACGACTTCAAAACATCCTTTTACGAATTACATAATAGAGAACCATTGCACACTGAAATAATGGACAATTTATCAAATCAAATACCTTCTACAACTCTAATGAAATTATTAGGGGAAAAAGACACCGTATAAAATATTTACTAAATATACTAAATATATATGAATGAATTTGATATTTTACAGAGTGTTTTTCCACCAGATAAGTTTGATATAATTATTGATAAACACGGTGGGTATGATATCACATCGGGTGATCTTTGTTTATATATGAAAATAAATACAAATGATATTTTTATAGGTGAATTGCATAAATGTGCATATAAAGGTACAGAGTTGTTATCTTTGGTGGATTTATTTGCAAAAAAAATGAATATATCAAAAATTTCATTGGTGGATGGATCGGAAATAGAAACTAATTGCGGAATATCTATTAGTTTAAAATACTTGAAACTATTAACAAGTGGTGAGTCGTGGTATAATTCATTTGGATATATTTCAGATAATTTTGAAAATGAAAAAACGCACAATAAAGGAATAATTGATATACCATTTGTAGATATGATGGAATTAGTGAAAGAAAAAATGATATCCGAATTTAATAAAAAAAATTCACTTGAAAGAATGCAAGAAGAATTAATTAATTATCAAGAGAATTTACGAAAAATAACTTTAATAGAAAATCCTAAACCAATTGATTTGAAACGATTTAATAGATTTAATGAATATGTAAAAAAACTACAAGAAAGAATAGATAATTTTCACACATTTGTAGAAACGAGTATATCTGATATCCAAAGAAGTCATCAAGACCTTATGGATAAGGTATTTTTATTATTTCCAGAAATTACATTACCAGCTAGGGAATATGTGCGGTTATTATTTGGATATATGAATAGGTTTGATTCATTTGATAGAGAATCTTGTGAGAAATATAAACTTTTCAATAATTTATTAAAATATTTATCACAAGTATTGATTTACGAAACTTATTTAACAAAAACAGTTGAACTAACCAAAATGGGTGGAAAAAGATCAAAATATTCGAGGCAAAGTTTTCGTAATGTTAAGAGAAACACTAAAAAGTTAAAATCACTCAAGGAATTCGATAAAAATTGAGCGGTTACCTTAATCTGTTTCGTGTTGCCCTCGGTTTTTCTTAATTTGTAAACCCATTACATTTTAATTGTATTCCATCTATCAATTTCATCTTGTCCAAAGGTGGATTTGCCATTGACAAAATTCTTATCTCCATACATATTTTTGTTTCTCTTTTGTAGAATTTCTTTTTGAATATCCCATTCATTATATTTTGGATTTGTAGGATCCATCACACATGTTACACCCTTTATTATTCCTAGATCTGGTTGAGAAAATCCTGCACGCACAAAACCTTTAGGACAACGTTTTTTTCCTGTCTTAAAATAAAATTCTGATGTTCTAGGCGATCTCGCGGGTGATTTTCGAGTGGGAGATGTTCGTGAAGGCAATTTTCGTGCGGGGTTTTTGATGGATTTTGTTGGAAAACATTCGCCTGTTTTAGGAGGACAACGACGAGTTCCTTTTGGACACCGAGGCATTATATAATAAAATAAGAAATAAAACAATAAAATGGCAACATAGGATACTTAAGTTAACTTAAACAGAATCAAAATCACACAAGGAATCCGATAAAAACTGAGCGGTTAGTGAGATGTTTACGTAGTATCTGGCATAAACATCTAATATTTTCTTGATGTCATGGGATTCCGGAATCGGCTCCCTCAAAACTGTTTCATCAATACGGCATTCGAGGATATGTTGACAAACCTCTCCGAAGCTTTCCAATGAAGTTTTTTGCAACAACCAATCACTATACTGTTCACCTTTTGTTGATTCGTCTAAAAAATGATACCAATTACTTAATAGTTTTTTCTGCTCTTCAGGTGACTTGTCTCCGTGAAGACTGGTGAAATTTTGAGACAAATAGGTCAATATTCCGTTTTCCAGCTGGTAAAATTGCATTTCTACACTTTCCGACATTTTTATATTGATTCAATTTCAGAAACTTATTTCAATTTTTATCTCTGATAATTTAAAATAATAATATATTATGGATCGAAAGACTCTGCAAGAAGGGTTAGAACTTATAACAAATCTTCAGAATGATAAAGCATTTACACAGATAAGCAAACTAACAGATATAGAACCAGATGACGAGCTTATTGTAATTGAAGAAGATATGCATAATGGTTATAAAGTATGGGAAGGAACCTTTATAAGTAAAAATGGGAATTGGTTTTCGTTACGTATAAATGATACCTGGTATATATTAGAACTAAATAATACAATAATATTTAAACGTAAAATAGAAGACGCTAATCATTTTTATAATGTTGTACAGGGTGTAAATAAAGGAAATAGTGTCATAGATTCGAGTGTTGGTCTTATACCAAAAAGAGCCGTGTTCTCTGGGCCAACTTCAGATATAATTTCTAGTTTTTTACAAACCCCTAGTCAGAGAAAAACTCTTGAGGACATTCGTTCCGATAAAATGAAAAGAAATATAAGTAAAGGTATTTTGCCAAAATATACAGAAGAAGAAATAAAACAAAATATAGAAACACGAAGGGCCATTGATAATTTGGCACGACAGGAAAAGATAGAAAAGGATAAAATAAAAAACAATATGGATAAAATAATAAAACAACGAATAAAAAATATAAACGATACAGTTAAGGATCCAGAAAGGCGAGAGAAAATGGTTAGTGCGGTTACAAAACAATCCAATAGTAGAAAGGGTGGCAGGTCTAAAAAATTAAAACGAAACAAGCGGAAGTATAGCAGAAGTAAAGTTAATTTAAATAGAGCATTTAATTAAATTATTATGATCCATAGGTGTTTAAAAAGTCTACAATATCATTTTACATATTTAAAATGATATCCACGTGTTTGCAAAATAATTCCTCTGCAACAAGCACTTATGCCGCTAGAGTGTATATTTAACTCCTTAGATGCTTTGCTTATACTCTCGAATCTTTTAACGACCTCCCCTTCTGCATTACATTGAATGACAGGTGTTACTCCTTTTTTAATCAAACCATTTTCATATGCGTGTATGATATTCTCTTTATTTGTGACCCATTCCAAATTTTCAGCTCTATTGTCTAACTTATCACCATTTTTATGATTGACAAATGGTTTTTTGTGAGGATTATCTACAAAATGGCCTGCGACTAATCTGTGTATTTTATGATGTTTGTTGTCGATCTTAATATCATAGTATCCACCAGTTATCGAAAATACTTCTTTTATTTTAGAACCGCTTTTCCATCTTCCAAGATTCGAAATATAATACATGCCTTCAACAAGTTCCCATATTTCATTTTTTTTTGTCTTTTTTTCATCTTCAAATTTCCATATAAAATTGTCGTGAAAATAATTATTATTGTTTCTTCTGATGCCCTGTGATAAAGAGTTTGACATATTAGACAGTTCTTTTTGTATATCTTTACTGTTCGTATCTTGGTTATATACATTTTCCAGTATCCATTTTGCCGCCAACATAAGAGTTGGATAAGATTCAATTGTTTTATTTGTATCTTTGTTTATTCGTAGAACAGTTTTGCCATTTTTATGCGATTTGTATGTTTTGATTAGTACTTTGCTTTTGTGTATATTTTGCTCCAAGTAAGTAGACCATTCCAAATTCTCAACACGATTGTCGGTTCTGATTTTATTTTTGTGGTTTATTGTTGGTTTCTCGTCTGGATTGGACAAAAATGTTGAAGCAACCATAAAGTGAATACTGTACATTTTTCCAAGAATAGCGGTTCGCATATATCCACTTGTTGCATCCAATGAACCAGTAAATACCTTATTTGTTTTCAGATTTCTAATAATTCCTTTGCTACTCACCAAATAGTTTTTATTTTTTGAGAATGGTCTCCATACTTCTGTTGTGATTATATTGTCTAATGGTTCATTGTCTAATGGTTCATCTGCAACAACATCTTTTAGATCAAACAACCTGGGTTTTACAATAAAACAATGTCTTTTACACGGTGGAAAATCATGCAAATGTTTATAAGGTGTTCTTCTTGTTTTATGACCACAGCCATTACATTTCAATGTAACAACAGAATCGATGCCACGATATTCTTTGTCGACTTCTGTGTAGTCCCATCTATTTTCATTGTCTACAATTTTTATTTTAGTAAAAAAATTACTCTTTGAAGTTAATATTTTTTTATTTGCAGTAGAGATGAAAGAACAATCGCGACAACCGTGTCCTCTTAAATGGCATTCGGGTAATTGTTCAAAATCTTTGTGTATTGGACAAGTGATCAACACTTTTGTCAAATTATTAACATAAACAACATTATCATATGTATACGCGTTATTGTGTTTTTTATTGGATTCGCTTATAAAAATATCGCGGGTTTTTTTAACTCCGGGAGGCATTGCATATTTAATATTCTTAATAAATCTTTAATATTTTTCGAGGGTTCAAAATTATAATGTAAAATCTCATTTTATCAAATGATTATTTAGATCCAAAGTAATGTGCAATTGATTTTGTCTTTTCTTTTTCATTATTGGTATCGCGCAAATAATCATCAAAAAGAATTGCCTTGACCTCCTTGTTTTTCAAGGCCTCCAACTTCTTCTGAAAGGTTTCGTCATCCATTGTTCTTCGCATAACAGCAACCTCTTTATGAAACTGGCGTATTTTCAATACCTTTTTGTGTTCTTTCCAAATATCTTCCAACACCAACGAAAACAATTGTTGTACAGGTTTCATAATCTGATTGGTAATATAAAACGAATAATCAATTTTCAAATGATTTGACGCGATAAAAGCGGGCGTTTCAATCTTTTCTCCTTGCAAGGCGTTTTTGTTGGCATTGTGAATATACACAAAAGGAATACGATCTCCGACATTGGGTTTGTTTCCAGGGTCTCTTGAAGCGATTCGGTCCGCCAATACTTTATGGGCAATTTGCTGTGGCAACTTGTAGTAAGAATTCAACGATTTTGTGATAATCAATTTTTCAATGGGGCACTGTTTGTTTACAATATTCTCCAAGGAAGCCTTTAAAAATCGAATCGCGCTCCCAATATTTTGTTCTTTCATCAAAATATCGATAATACCTCCATAAATATCCTTGACAATAGGGGCATTGTCACGGCGTTTCAAAACAATACCCATTTCCTTTCTTTTACCTTTATTCGGATTGTGTTCGTAAAGCATACCCACATACCTTTTTTTGGACAAGAGACAAAAGGGCATAAAGGTCTTCTCGTACTCTAGATCGTGTGGTTTCTTCAAAAACTTGGAGGCCATTGCACCTGCTTCTTGTGCGAGTTCGATTGTGAGGGCGAGAGCGCGTTTTCCGCGGATAGGTTCATCGTCAACCGTTGAAAGATTAAACGTAAAGAAGATGGAATCGGTGTCTCCGTAAATATACTCTGCATTTGTTTTCACCGGACCTTCACTTGTTTCGCAGATACGATTTGTGTAGACACCTTCGATCATTGTTTTTGCATATGTCAATAGGAGACGACCTGTCGCAGTTGTTGCGGCCGCAATATCTTGTTCATAAAAAGGACTTGTTTTAGCTCCACATTGACCATAAAGAGAGTTTGCGGTAATTTTATAAGCCAATTGTCGTTTGTCTAGGACATTTTTCATAAAATCATCTGTTTGTAGTGGAATCAATTTACGGGTTGATTTCCGCGCAGCCATTAACTCTTCTAATATCGAAGGCATAATTGCCCGGGTTCCTTCTGGGAACTGGGCGAACCTACAAACCTTGTATCCACTTTTAATCTTTTCTTTTGCAGATTTGGATGTTTTTCGAATATAGGTGAAAGTGTCGTAAGGAATATCTACATACTTGTAACCCGGCAAATTGTCATATTTAAATTCACCCGATTCATTTTTTTCTCCATATTCTTCCATTAATATCCCATCCAGGTTATATATTTTTACCCAGACCTTACTATCGTGAGATATTTCTTCACTACTCATACACGAAGGATAAAGAGAGGCATAATCGACACAGGCGACCGGATTGTCTAAATACAGTGAACATTTTGGTTCCAGGACAATAGCTCCTTCATACCCGTCGTCCATACTCCCTTTTTCGATAACTGGCATTAATGTGTCCTTCTCTCGACATTTCTTGGCAACATAACTCAAGAGTTTAATACTCTGGCCACGCATAATAATGAAATTGATGGGAACACTGCATATTTTTGCCATTTCGATGAATCCTGTTAAAATATCTACCTTGTTAAAGAGATGATGGACCAAGTTGCAATCCTGAATACAATATTTTGCAATTGTTGAACGTGTTATGCTACTAGACATTGGTCCGTTTGTCATTCTGAAAATATCTTGCGGTGAAACATCATCCTTGGCTAAACACCATCGTACTTTTTTGGTCATATCCAATCTCTCCGATCCCTGAATATCAATCCATTTTTCTTCTTTGTCCAGATCCAAAACACGAAATTTAGCTCCACCTTTGTAGTATTCCGTCGTATGACTAATTTCTTCAAAGTGAACAAAACTATCAATCGCCAACCCAGTCATATTATTTGTGTGCACTCGCGTAACATCTATCGAAGATTCTTCGTATTCGTACTCTATCAATTCGTATTCGCTTATGAAATCTCCTATAAAATGACCTGCCACATAATCCAATTTATACGACACAAGGTTTTCTTCACGGCGAAAGAAGTTGTAGAGATCAATTTGAATCCGCCCATTCATTTTGATATATCTCAATTCGTGTGTCCCACTCGCAATATTGATACTCGATTCTTCAATGTTCCATTCACCAGATTTGGTAAGATTTCCGCATACCTCACCCACATTTCGCGACATATCCAAAAATTCCATCTCACAACCACATTCTTTGGCTCTCTGAAACATAAACATATAATCAAACCCAAAAATATTATACCCGATAATGATATCAGGATTTTCTCGTTGTATTAAATTCTTCCAGGCCAACAACACTTGTCTCTCATTGGAATAGTTTTCGATTTCGCAATCTCTCACAGAATCGCAAGTATTTAATGTAATACAATGATTTAAATAGGTTTCTTGCCCAAATCTCGAAAAGGTACTTCCAATAAAGGTAACTTTGTCACCCTCCAAAGTAGGAAATGGATTATCGACATATTCTTCCTTCAGCATCATACCGTCAAATGTCAGCATCAATGTATTTATTTTTGAATCTCGGTCATATTCTTTGTCTGCTATCAGATCCACCACAGTGGCATTCGCTTTAAGGTAAACCCGGTCTTTCAACCAAAAAGGCAATGCGCTTTCGTCTTCTTCGTGAGTCATTTCAGTCTGATATTTCTCTATAATGGAAAGGTTCTCCAGGGCAACTGTTTTACGATAATGGTGAATGGGTGTCTTTAGCCATTCTTGAATAGTTGCTATTAAATATTCCTGGGTAGGACGCTTCTTCGGGAACACTTCTTCAATGTCGTTCGCAAATCGTTTACTATAATTAAACGCGGTGAGAACAATATCTTGCAATACAGAGGAAATACTCGCTTTTGGAATATCATTTAATGCAAAATACGTAATAATATTTACAGCTAATTTTTTATAGGTTTTGTTTGGTAATGGAAAATCTCCGTGCGACGAACTTGCTTCAATATCAAAACTGCATATTTTATAGGGAACTGGTGTATCTTTATCAGGTAATGAGATGATCTTGTCGTGGCTGATGGAAAATTCAAAATCGCAGGTAGTAGTTTTCGCGGAAATTGGTTTTGTATATTTTTCAGGAAGTTCAATCCACCCAGAAGGACTTATATTCTGAATATGAAAATAACGTAGCAATGGAGGAATATTTGCTTCGTAGAGTGTTGTCTTTGTTCCTTGAAACTCATATTCAATGAGCCTTCGAACTACAAACCCCCTGTCATCCTTTTTGAAACTATTTCCTTCGCGCTGATCTTGATACCACAAATTTTTAACACGATTAAAGGTAGTAGTATTTTCGAAAACAATACGGACAAATGGGTGTAATTTTCCCCCATCAAATCCGTACAATTTTTTATGGTGAACCAACTCACAACCACATATAAACTCTGCGTGATATGTCCCAATAACATTTTTAATATGATACAGAAAACTGTTCTTTGTCTGATGAGTCCAATTTTCACCGACTTTTATATAGAAGAAAGGCTTGAAATTCTCAACAAGTATTGAACACGATTCCGCTTTTTCATTAATACCAAACATTTGAATGCAAAAACGAATGCCGACTTCATCATCACTGTCGTCGTCCTCTTTTTTTGTATTGTATACATTAAAATCAAAAACCTTGAACATTTTACTTTATTATTTGAAATTATGTTTAATTCAGTTCAATTTTTATTTTTACGAGATATTCTTTTTCATCTTCGTATATTTTGTCTTATACTTTCTTGGGTTGGGTTATATCTATTTGATCCAGTTGGTTTACGCGATTTTTTCGATCCAGATATTTTCTGATAATTTTTTACTCATCATTAATATTATTTAAATGTTTAGGATATTATTGGTTAAATACACGACTATTAAGAATTAAAATCCAATCCACACTATTTAATAAATTATAATCTCTACAACCAGCAAACATGTATGACATATTAGTAACATTTCTAATATTCCAATTATTAATATCATGATTAAAATGAGCACAGTCAGCAAACATGTATGACATATTAGTAACATTGCTTACATTCCACCCACCTATATCCTGATCAAAAGATAGAGACCTATTAAACATATTTGACATATCTGTAACATTACTTACATTCCATCCACCTATATACTGATCAAACATTAAACAATTAGCAAACATACCTGACATATCGGTAACATTACTTACATCCCACTCACCTATATCCTTATCAAAACTTCTACAATTAGCAAACATATTTGACATATCGGTAACATTACTTACATCCCACTCACCTATATCCTTATCAAAAGATATGCAACCATTAAACATACCTGACATATCAGTAACATTACTCACGTCCCACTCACCTATATCCTTATCAAAAGATACGCAACCATCAAACATACCCACCATTTTAGTAACATTACTCACATTCCACCCACCTATATTTTTATTAAAATACATACAATCATAAAACATATTTGACATATTATCAACATTAATCACGACCCACTCACTTATATCCTTATTAAAATTTCTACAATTAGCAAACATACCCGACATATTAGTAACATTACTTACATCCCACTCACCTATATCCTTATCAAAACTTCTACAACCAGCAAACATACCCAACATATTAGTAACATTACTCACATTCCATCCACCTATATCCTCATCAAAGTTTCTTTGATTTTTAAATAAAAATGACATATTTGTTATATCACTTACATCCCAATCATTTATATTTGGATGGTAACCATCTATTTTTTGAATATAGTCATGTATATCTTGTTTTATACTTTCTTGTGTTGGTTTATATCTATTGAATGATTCGCGAGATCCACCCGATCTACTTGATTTACTTGATCTGCTTGTTTTGCTTGATCTACTTGTTCTACTTTTATTAAATGATTTTCCTTTCATATTTTATTA